CTTGATCGATTAGATGAGCTCAAACCTTATGTCGATGAATACAAGCAGATTGACGATCAACTAAAAAAGATCCTTGAAGGCAAAGAAAAGCTACTGGTCGGCAACTGGATGATCACGGGTAAGTGGATCGAGAAGAAGTCATACGATGTACCAGCTGAGGTCAAAGAAAAGTATGTGACGGTGACAAGATACTGGAAGCGAAACATTGAGAAGATAACGGCTGAATAGTAAACGAGAAGGGGCACGAAAGTGTCCCTTCTTTTATTTTTTTCAAAAAAGACTTGACTTTATCGTTCACACGTATATAATAAATATCATAGAATAGTATCAAAAATCATAAATAATTAGGAGGTGTAAACATGGGGGATATAGATAAACTTTTGACGCCAGACGAGGTTGCTCAACGTCTTGGCATCACTCCAAACACTGTGAGAATTTACTTAAGAGAAGGTCGCATTAAGGCATTGAAGGTTGGCAAACTTTGGCGTGTACGTGAAAGCGATCTTCAGAAGCATATTGAAGGAGATCATATTTAATGACCCCACCTAAAAATAAACCCAATATAAAAATTAGTATATTCTTAGAAAGGAGGTGCCGTCTTGTCAAAAGATGCATACTATTTCCCACACGACAGTAACGCAAGACAGGATACGAAGATCCTAAAGTTGCGCATAAAACACGGCTGGGCTGGGTATGGCTTATATTGGGGAATTATAGAAGCGTTACGAGACCAGGACAATTACTCGTTTGACGCAAACGAACCTGAGCTTATAAGCCTTGCTGTAGGATGTTCCGTTGATGAGTTAATACCAGTCTTGGAAACATGTATCGAAGTTGGACTTTTAGTCAACGAAGACGGTAAAATATATAGCAAGTCACTTAAAAGACGAATGGAACATGTTAATGAAATTAGAGAAAAACGACGTGAAGCGGGAAGAAAAGGGGGCATGGCAAGACAAAGAGAAAGCACAATTGAAGCAAATGTAGCACAAGAAGAAAGCAACGCTCAAGCAAATGACGAGCAAATGCTTAGCAAATGCTTAGCAAATGAAAAGCAAATGTTAAGCAGTAAAGGAAAGGAAATAAAAGAAAAGGAAAGAGAAAGTAAAGAAAAGGAAAGAGTATTAAATACACTCTCCGCCAACGCAAGCGTTGGCTTGTGTGTGTGTGATGAACCATCGAATGATGTAACCGAAGAACAGGAAGAACAAACCGAAGGCACACCTCAAAAGCATAAAGGTCAAATATTGTCAAAAACGCAATTAGAACGCTTCAACCAGTTTTGGTATGAGTACCCGAAGAAGAAAGCGAAACTTGCCGCTATGCGAGTGTGGGCGAAGCTCAAGCCTGACGACGAGCTATTCGAAGCAATCATGCTTGGGTTGCGACGTGCTCGTGCGTCGATCGAATGGAAGCGAGAAGGGGGGCGGTTTATACCTCATCCTGCAACGTTTCTCAATCAAGGACGTTGGGAGGATGAATACTTACCATCCGAGCAGCGACCAAGCAAGCGAGACCTTCAAAACATGTCAATCGAAGAATACGTAGAAGCCGCCACTGGAGAACCCGTACTTAATACAAGTGAAATTTTTGACTTGTGGGGTGATATTAATGCAGAATAAAGACTTCAAAAAATTCATGGCTTTATTGGCTCTTGTGGCTGATACTTATTCTCAACCTCGACTAAGCGAAGATGCTGTTAAATTGTATTTCAAGGTGCTGTCTGATTATTCGCTTGATGAAGTGTCTCAAGCGATAATGGAGCATATCAAGCAAAGTCCTTATATGCCGAAACCAGCTGACGTTATACGAATCCTTGATGGTACCGTTGAAGATCGAGCTAGCGAAGCTTGGTATTACGTTCTAAAAGCAATACAGCAATATGGACATTATGAGAGCGTTCAATTTGACAACCCCGCAATTCACTACGCAATTGAGCGTATGGGTGGCTGGCAAAAGCTATGTCAACTCACCGAAGAAGAGCTACCGTTTCGTGAGCGTGACTTCATAAAACATTATATTAGAGGTGAGCGCATGGCAACTTGGGACAAAGTGCCGTTGCGCTTCATGGGGAAGCATGAACAGGACAACGTGTTCAACGGGTGGGATGACATGATACCTGATACTGTCTTTATAAAAACGAATGATAACGTAAAGAAAATGCTTGACTCTTCAAATAAAGAATGATATACTTACAATGAAATGTTAGATACCGTTTAGTAAGGAGGAGTGAGTAAGATGGCAATCAAGAATTTCATTTTTCAGTGTCATTTAAATATTTGGGAGGACACGGGAGAATATATCGTTGAGTATCACAACGGCAATTATAGAGCTTGGATAGGTCGTGAATATTACAGCAAATCACGCAGTATCCCTTCAGCAGTTGAAAGTCTATTCCGTGAATTGGTAGATGAAGGAGTAATCGCAGTTACAATGAAAAATGATTGCCAAAATCTGCAAGAAGACCAATATTGATGAGCGTGTCATTTATGCGAAGTGTACCGTACTAAATGAGCGTGTCACGATACTGCAGATAACCGCTTGGGATAAGCGAGCCAATGTTCCGTAGAATACCGTTAGAGATGAGCGAGCCATGCCAAGTTAGAAAAACCAACCTGTCCAAGCGAGTCATTTTTCCGGAGTCAACCATGGCAAGGGAGCGAACCGCTCATCAGAAGAAACCAGTAGGTGTTAGTTGGTCAATAAGGGGGTAGCAACCCACCAAGAGCAAGCGAGCCAGGAGGCAAGAAGTAAACCAGAAAGGAGGAGCGAGCCGTTGAGGAAGAGAAAACCGCTTTAATATAGTGTGTCAAATGTCGTGAGGTAACCGAAAAAACCAAGCGAGTCAGCCAGACATAGAGAACCAGTATGTTTTAGCGTGCCGAAAAGCTGATGGTAACCGAACAAGGCGAGCGAGCCAATTCCTTGCTGGAAACCAATGAGTTTAAGCGAGCCATCGAAAAGTAAAAAAACTCAATATAAGCAAGCGTGTCAACAGTATACAGTAAACCAATATATGCAAGCGGGTCATCGTGACCGAGTCAACCAGATCAAGGGAGCGAGCCACAAGACAGAAGACAACCAACTTGGAAAAGCGTGCTACGAAAAAATGAGAAGACCAATAAATGAGAGCGTTTAGCAAATAATTAGTCATCCAAATAAAACAAAGGAGGATATGAAGATGGACAAGTGTACAATAAGAAACTTGATCAGAGGTTTTTATGACGTTCAGAAGTTGAGGATCAGCACTGGTAATCGCATTGTAGCTAACTTTCATGCGAAGCTTGGCCGCCAACCAGGACAAAAGCTAGATGAGCTTGACGCTGAAAGTAAGAAGATCCTTGACCAACTTGTGAAAGAAGCAAAGCTCATTACAACCGCTATCGCTGAAAAGAGGAGCCGTCCTGGCACGGTGATACAGAAGCACGAAGGGATCATCGATGACGAGATCGAATATGAACTTGTCATCGATTATTTAGTGTTGTTGGAGACTGAAGAGCGCTACACGAAGACGATTGAGAAAGCTGTTCGACAGTTTCCGATTTGGCAGCACTTTCTAAAGGGCGTCAAAGGGTGTGGGCCAATCATGGCCGCAGTTATCATTTCAGAGCTTGACCCCCACAAAGCCCGCCACGTCTCTAGTTTTTGGAAATATGCAGGACTGGACGTTGTCGATGGAGAAGGACGAAGCCGCAAGAAAGAGCACCTAGTTGACGTCGAGTACGTGAACAAAGATGGCGAGCTTGCGACGAGAAAGTCNATNACGTTTAATCCGTTTCTCAAGACTAAGCTTATTGGTGTGCTTGGGCCCTCATTCCTCAAAAGCAAAAGTCCATACAGCGACATATTTTATGGCTACAGAAACAGGTTAGAAAACCATCCTGTCCACAAAGAAAAGACACCAGGTCACAGAAAGAATATGGCAATCCGCTACATGGTTAAGATGTTCTTAAAAGACTTATGGGTAGCATGGAGGACGTTAGAAGGTTTGCCAGTTACGCCCGATTATGCCGAGGCGAAACTTGGGATGAAACATGGAGAGGAGGTAGCATAATGCCAAATAGAAACGTGCACGAAGTAATGGGGCACTTGGGCAAGGATCCTGAATTAAGGATCACGCCAACGGGAAAATCAGTTTGCAGGTTGAGCGTTGCTACATCAAATAGAGTCTTTGACAAGGAAACAAAGAAATGGATCGACAAAGGAGCCGACTGGCACAATGTAGTTGTGTGGGGTGAGCTAGCAGAAAAAGTAGCGCAAGAATTCAAAAAAGGTGATGCTATTATGGTGCGTGGTAAAAGCAAAACTAGAACTTATAAGGACAAAGACGGACAAAAGAAGAGTATTACAGAAATTGAAGCAAGGGAAGTATTAAAGCCAGTTTACGTTTCAATGACAATCAAAGCGAAAGACGAAGAAAACGTTACTTTCGAAGACGAGATGGAGGACGAAGCGGATATACCGTTTTGAGGGGGGTGAGGTGGAGCTGTAATTTTGAAAATTTACCATCTAGGATGGCTCACAAGCATGCAAACTTTTTTGAGAGGTATAAATATACCTTTTTTAGTTTCAAATTGAATGTGGGTCATTCTAGATGTGGTAGGTATACAAGAAATAGAGATAAAGAACGCTTGACAAGTTACTATAAAGTCATATAATGTAGATATATACCAATAAAGAGGAGGTGAAAACAATGGAGGATATGAAATATAAATTAATCAACTTTCGCATATCAGAAGAATTAGCTCGTGAGTTTAAGTCAAGGGTAGCGAAGGAAGGAACGAATATGACAAGAAAAATATTAGAGTGGATAGAAGAGTACTTAGAAAGTTAAAAGGAGGAGGTAGAATGAGCAAGATAACGCTCAAAAATGATGTTGGGGTTGTTAAGCGTGTACCGGTCGGCTTCTCATGGACAATGTTTTTCTTCGGGCCACTTGTTCCGTTGTTTCGTGGGGATATTAAATGGACGATCATATATTTGCTAGTTGTATTAGTTACATTACCGCTTTATGGTGTTGGATGTATAGTTTTACCGTTCATATACAATAAGCAATACTTATTAGGACTGTTTGAACGTGGCTATAAACCAGCAGATGAAGAAGCTAGAAAAGTTTTGATAGAGAAGGGCATTATTACAGTAGCTGAACCTGAAGAGGGAGTGTAGTTTAGTTGGAAAGAAAAAAAGAGATTATAATGACAAAAAAGAGGGTTGGCGACTTGAAATTCGAGATGCCTAATCCTCGTAAAATTAAGAAAAAGAAGAGGGAGGAACTCCAAAAGTCACTTGAAAATTTGGGTGACTTTGGAGTTATTGTCATTGATGAAAACGACAATGTTATATCGGGATTTCAGCGTGCGCAAATATTAGCTGATATGGACCCCGATCGGCTTGTAGATTGCAAAGTCCTGATTGGCTACACGGAGAAGGAAAAGAAAATAATAAATATTAAAGCTAATCAACACGCAGGGGAGTGGGATATTGACGCTCTAGTTGACTTTGCAATCGATTTAACTGATATTGACTTAAGCGACGTGCTTCCCGATGTTAAGAAGGACGACAAGACAAATGTAATACATGATATGGAGCTTAGACGGTTCGAGAAATACGATTATTTAGTAATCATGTGCCGTAATTCTTTGGATTACAACGAGCTTTTGAGAAAGATCGGTTATGAGGATACAAAGATGCACTTGTCAGCATCGAAGAAGGTTAAAGCGAGGGCGATTTGGTATGATGAGTTTGCGAAGCGTTGGCATTGAGACATTCATACCGTCGCTAGGACGTTGGGACGAGGCAACGACTCAAAAATTCCTTCATCCCGATGATGCTGTTTTTGTAGTTCGGGAATCAGAGAAGGAACAATACGAGAGCTGTGGGCATAAAGTTATTGCGTATCCCGACAACGAAATCAGCAATTTAAGCAAGACAAGACAACGCATACTTGACGATTGTCAAAGCGATATGTGCTTGCAATTAGATGATGATATAAATGTATTGTATAGCAGGACGCAAGAGGTACTAACCAATATGGATCCTGAGGATTGGTATAACGAAATAATACGAGCGTTCCAGTTGCTGGAGGATCTTGGGCTAGGGTTGTTTTCTGTTTGTCAAACGCCAAGAGCGGACATCAGATATTATGATCGACCCTTCACTTTCTTTGGTGCTGCTGGAGCGGTGATGGGATTTTATAAACCAAATTTAAAGGCAGTTTTTGATGAAAAAATAGAGGTCAAGCAGGATGCAGACTTTGTGTTGCAAGAACTATTACTGAACCGAATAGTTTTGATAGTTCAATATTGGGCTGTTGATCACGATATTGATACCAATAAAGGCGGTCAGCAAGTTGGCAAGAATTCTGAGAAGCTATACAGAAACGTTGAATACATTAAAGCTAAATGGGGAGAGAAAATATACGATTTTGACTTTGACAAGAACGTTACGAAAATTAAGGTTAAAAGATAATTAAGGAGGAGTTAAAATGACAAAGGAGCAACTCGAAGAATTAGGGTTAACCGTTCATGCCGAATTGATCGACGATAAACTCGATGATTACTTTTTTGTCGTTGAAGATAAAACGGGGAACATGGATGTTCTTTATTTTCACCGTAATTCACTATTCGACATGATGATGGTTGTTGTATATCATATAAGTACGTTCAAGAAAAAAGAGCGCAATGAGATGCGTAGACGGCCGCATGACTTTTTGGAAGGGTTTTACCGTAAAATGAGATGGAATGTGCCTGACATCAAGATGGACGAGGGGATTTGGGTGGAGGAGGTTAAGAGAAAGGGCAAATTGATTTAATAAAAATGCTTGACAGGATTTGTATAAAGATATATAGTATAGATAGAATAGAAAGAAGAGCAAGACAAAAGGAGGAGTAAAAGATGGAGAAAGAACAGTTAACAAAAGCAGGGATGAAAGTTTTGGCAGAACTTCATAATGAGCGCATTAATGATCATTTGTTCGTAATCAGAGATTACGATGGTGATTTAATGATTATTCATTCATACCTCAACGGTTTAGATGAGACGCCCATGGCCGAGTTTTATCTTGAGAGCGCTTTCACGCGACGAGAACAAAGGAAGTTACGTCGCAATCCTAAAGCGTTTTTGGAGGTATTCGACCAAAACATAGTGAATGCTGTGCCAGATTGGAGCGAGACTGAACAAGAGTTTGTCGATGCGTTAACGAAATATACACATGAGTTAGAAGATGGGGAATGAGGGGGAGATAACAATGGCGTGGCGAGATACGGCAATGAGATTGGCAAAAGAGGCATTGTCGTTATACGGTGATGATGATGAAAAAGTAATTAAATACATCGAAGAAAAGGCAAGAGAAACAGTGGAGGTCATACCGTACTCAAATACCGCATGGGAGACAGTATATGACGCCAGAAATAGCGATTATCAAGTTTATGAAGAAGCGAACATGATACTAGTTGACGAGCACGAAGACATGATATGTTTTGACGAAACGATCGACGATGTGATCGCAAGATTGGCATATTGGATTGTAAGAGAAAAGGCGCTTGACTATTACATTCAGCTTCTTCAAAAAGAAAACGGGGAGGAGTGAATAAAATGGCGGTTACGAGGAAGGAAATATTAATATCAGAGGCGTCGTTGGGATACTTACAGTCAGACGAAATGTCGGAGGCGTTCTGTGGTCAATGTCCGTGGAGCGAGTCACGGCAAGGCAGAGAGCTTTTCACGGGACTACCAACACCATCAGACCAAGAGTGCCCCGCCGATTTCGACTTAAGAAGCGATCATTGTGCAATGAAAGGTCAGTTTGCGGAAGTGGTTGAGACATTAGCTGATGCTGATAAATTAGCGGGAATTAAGAGAAACGTTAGAATTATATTATAGGGTGTTAATCAATTAAGAGAGAGGGTTTATTCCTCTCTCTTTTTTATTGCAGATTTTGAAGAAAACGTTTGACAAATGATACATAAAGATATATAGTATATTTAGGATAAAGACAAAAGGAGGATGCAAAATGAAAAAGAGTTTAACAACCAAACGAGGATATGATTTATACGAGGTAGCATCGGCACTACAGAAAGCAATTAGACGGAATGAAACTGCTATAGCGGGATATTTTGCTCTTGAGCTTTTAGAATCAGGATATCATAATTACGTTTGGAAAAAGTTACTTACCATCTCAGCAGAGGATTGTCACGGTGTTATTACTCAAGAAATAGATGCTCTTAGAAGAGCGTTTGAAGAGCAATATAAACCAGGAACAAAAAAGGGTCGCATCTTTCTTTCGAAAGCAGTTATTATCCTTTCGCAAGCACCGAAGAACCGAGATGCTGACCATCTCACAAACCTGGTATACGACACAGGAGTAGCAACTGAGGCGGCAGAAAAATTCCTTCAAGAGTTAGACGAAACAGAGATTATCGATATACCAGAATATGCTTTTGACTGTCACACTATAAAAGGCAAGCGACGAGGCAAGACAAAGCAGGACTTCTTTATCGAAGAGTTCGAGGCACTGAAACCTAGGCAACCTGGACTTTTCGATGAGTTTGTACCTAAAAAAAATTCATAAAAATTTTCTTAGAAAGGTATTGACAAATATTCTGAAGGCTATATAATATAGATATAAAGAAAACAAAAAGGGGGAAACGAAAATGAAGTTGATGACGAAAGAGTTAGCTAAGAAACTGCCGAAACTTTATAGTACGGATCAATTCACAGATGAAGGCGAACGAAATTACGATATAGTTTTGGTAGCTAAGTTTTTTACTCCAGATTCACAATGGACGTGGTACATAATCGAGGGAGAGCAACGTGGAGATGATTGGCTGTTTTTTGGATTAGTTGTAGGTCTTGAAAAAGAATTTGGTTATTTCTTGCTTTCTGAGCTTGAAAGCGTGAAGGGGCCATTAGGGCTTAAGATTGAGCGGGATAGATACTGGAAGCCGATTACATTGGGTGAGTTTTTGGAGAGAGAAAAAAAATTAGGAAATTTTTAAAAGAGGTATTGACAATAAAGAAAGAAAGATTATAATAAAAGTAGAAAGAGAAAACAAAAGGAGGAGTCAAAAATGACAGTAAGATTTGAAACCGAACAATACGAATTTAGCCACGGGAGGAAGCCAAGGGGATACGGGTTGTGGATGATTGAGGTAGATGGGAAAGAAATTATTGAAGCATACGGGACATTAACTGAAATAAAGAAAAATATTTTAAAGATGTGTGAAGAAAAAGGAATTAAGAACCCGTTTAGGTTTAAAGTTCTTTCATAGGGGCATTGGTTGTAGAAGCTTGCGGGGATACGATCACACTTTTTAGGATCGACGAAGACGGTAAAGCTGAGCTAGCAAAAGCATCGAAGAATAAGATGAGTGGTTTAATAGAAAGAGCCGATAAGGAATTAAAGAATGCAAAAACACAAGAGAAAGGGTTGCTCGAGTTAATGGCACGGAAGGAGGAACTTCTAGAGGAGTTAGCTGAAATTGACAAACAAATAAACGAACTTCAAGCTAAAAGACCTATAAATAATTAATAATTGACGAAGAGTTGAAACAACCCCCCTTGTATGCTATAATAAATTACAAGGGGGTTTCTTTATGCGCTGTATTGTTGCTTTTACAGTACCAGGACGACCACGAGGCAAGGAGCGGCCGAGGATGGGCCGCAATGGTAAATTTTACACTCCAAGGACGACCCGAGAATATGAAGAGACCGTGGCTTGGTTTGCGAAGAGCGCATACAAAGAAGATCCTACAACGTTACCAGTTAGGTTAGACCTCACGATCAGATCCTCGAAAAGCAAAGCTGATACATCTAACATATTAAAGGCTATTGAGGATGGTATGAATGGAATTATTTACGTAGACGATAGACAAATAAAGGAGATTCACATATCACGCATTGAGGGAGACGGTGAAGGGGTAGATGTCACCGTTTCACTGTTAAGGAATGGTGATGATGACTAATAAAAAGGACAACGAAGAGAATAAGCAAACAACAACTAAGAATAAGGGTGGACGGCCACGCAAGGCGATAGATTGGGAACAACTGGAGAAGCTGTGAGCAATACATTGCACTGGTGAAGAGTGTGCCTCTGTATTAGGTGTGAGCTATGATGCGTTAAACGATGCTATAAAAAGAAAGGGCTACACTGGGTTCCCGGAGTATTTTAAAAAGTACTCTGGCCCAGGAAAAGCATCCCTACGACGCATGCAATTTAGGGCTGCTGAATCGGGCAATGCTACTATGTTAATATGGTTAGGCAAGCAATACCTTGGGCAACGAGATTACAAATATGAGCCGTTAAGCGAAAGTGAGATCCCACTTGACAAGCTCGTCGAAAAATTAGCTATGTTAAGAGAGCAGCAGATAGCAAAAGAGAAGGAGAAGGAACAGAAAGATGGCGCATAGACATGTTTCAGCTAGCACGTTCGAATGGGGAGACTTTAGCGAGAAAGCTATAAAATCTATTCTTGAATCAGACGCTAGAGTCAACCTTTGGGAAGGTGCTGTGAGATCCTCGAAGACCATATGCTCTCTTGTCAGATGGTTAGAATACATTAGGACGGGGCCTCCAGGGCCGTTGATCATGATAGGACGAACGGAACGGACTTTGAGACGTAACGTTATAAGTGTAATGCAGGGAATGTTAGGGCCTCTCATGGATTACCACCAGGGCGCTGGCGAAATATACGTTGCTGGCAGAACGATTTACCTTGCTGGAGCAAATGATGAACGAGCACAGGAGAAGATACGAGGTCTTACGGTTGCTGGAGCATACGGAGACGAGCTTTCACTGTGGCCAGAATCGATGTACACTGTGCTTCTTTCTAGGATGTCAATTGATCGAGCTAAAGGTTTCTTCACCACCAATCCCGACAGTCCTTATCATTGGTTAAAGACTAAATATATCGACCGTGCAGACATGTTAGACATGAAAGTATTTCACTTCAGACTTGAAGACAACGTCACATTGTCGCAAGATTACATAGAATCGCTCAAAAAAGAGTATACAGGCGTTTGGTACCAACGCTTTATCGAAGGACGTTGGGTCATGGCTGAAGGGATGATATACGACATGTATGATCCTCTTATTCATGTTACTAAGACGCTACCTCAAATGAAACGTTATTGGGTCGGAGTTGATTACGGGACGAGCAACGCAACGGTGTTCTTGCTTGTTGGACTTGGGGTTGATAATAAATTATATGTTGTGGATGAATATAGACATGAAGCAGGAGAGGGGTTAGAGCGTTCGAAGACCGACGCTCAATATGCGGCTGACTTTGTAAATTGGTTAGGGGATCGTAAGCCTGAATGGATCTTCATCGATCCTTCAGCGAAATCGTTTAGGTTGACTCTTTGGAATATGAGATTACAGTATCCTGCACTTTCTAGAGTTGCACCTGCAAATAATGAAGTACTTGATGGCATACGAAAGACAGCATCTCTTTTGGATGCTAAGAAGTTGTTGATACATGAGAACGCTAAAGGATTGCAAAAAGAGTTGTCGAGTTATGTTTGGGATGAGAAAGCGCAAGAGCGAGGCGAGGATAAACCGTTGAAAATGAACGACCATGGGCCAGACGCACTTCGTTATGTTATAAATGGGATTACGAAAGTTTATAACAATGTAATTGCAAGTTGACATAAAAAGTAGTAAGATTGTATACTAATAACGATGAGGGAGGGCTAATGATAAATGAGAATATTGGATGTTTCAACGTGGCCTCCCGTTACTATATGGGATAATGAACGTGCAAAAATGCAAGAATGGGCGGCTTGGTATTCGGGAGATACTGAGCGGCTTGCAAACTATTACCGTTATGTTTGTGGATATTCAAGCACAACTAAGGGACGTTTTTGGGGCAAGATATACGAAGACGAGAATCGACCCTTAGTCCACGTGCCGATCGCTGGCGATATCGCTGGCGTGTCGGCTGATCTTCTTTTTTCGGAACCACCTACCATTGAGATACCAGAAGCGAAGCAGGACGAAGTTAATAGCGAAGCGCAAAGAGCACAAGACAGACTAAACGAAATCATAGAACAGTCAGGTCTTATTTCAACGCTCATATCAGCAGCAGAGATTACTGCAGCGTTAGGCGGATGTTACCTCAAGATAGATTGGGATAGCGAATGGTACTCGATACCGCTTGTGACTATTTGCCAGCCCGACGTGGCGTTCCCGACCTTTGGCATAGCAGGGGACCTAAGATCAGTTTCTTTCGTGCGAGAAGTAGAACGAACACAAAGCAAAGTGTGGCGTCACATCGAATACAGGGAAGCAGGACTAATCGAACATGCTTTGTATGAAGGATCAGAAACTTCACTTGGACGACGAATGCCGTTAGACTCACATGAAAGCACTGAAGGATTGAAAGATGTTGTCAATACAGGAATAGATGACGTACTTGTTAGATATATACCAAACCGAATACCAAATAGGTTATTTAGGGGATCTCCATTAGGCATGTCCGACTTTGCAGGGCAAGAGCCGTTAATGGATGCACTTGATGAAACGTTCAGCTTATGGATCGACGACATTCGACGAGCACGAGGGCGAATTATCGTTCCTGCTCAGTGGCTTGAGAAAGACGACCAAAGTGGGAAGTTTATGTTCAACGAGGACAGAACTGTGTTTGTGAGACTACCTAACATGGGACCTCCAGGCGAGGAAGCACCGCTCACGGTTCAGCAATTCGCTATTCGAGCACAAGAGCATCAGCAGACAGCGCTTGAATTGCTTGACAGGATCATCACTTCTTCAGGTTATAGTCCTCAATCGTTCGGTCTCAACATCGAAGGACGAGCAGAAAGNGGAACGGCGCTTAGGATACGAGAGCGTAAAAGTCTCAAGACTCAGCAAAAAAAGGCCGCTCACTTTAAACCACGTATCGAAGACATCCTTTATCTTGCGTTACAGGTTGATAGACTTTATCTAAATAGCGACACACCTATTCAATTTAGACCACGTGTAACATTCGCTGACTCGATACAGGAGTCGATGGACGAGCTATCAAGAGCAGTGCTCACAATTAGCCAAGCCGAGGCGGCATCTATTCAGACGAAGGTTGAAATGCTTCATCCCGAATGGAGCTATGATCAAGTTAAAGCAGAAGTGCAAAGGATCATGGAGGAAAGCGGACGAGCAGTTACTGAACCTGACTTTAGAGAGTGGTAAGCTATGGCTATCAATCCTCGATACGCTGAACGGTTAGCACGAGACTTGTTAGAACTTTACACAGAAGCTGAAACACGAATGCTTGAGATTGTAGCGAAAGAGTTAGCTGACGACATCTACGCTCCAGACTGGGCAGCAGTTAAACTAGCAGAAATAAGCAGAGTTAAATCGAAACTAGAAAAGCAAGTAGCGAAACTTGACAAGAAGATGCCGGAAGTGGCAGCAGAAACAGTTAAGAAAGCATACACTACAGGTCAAAAGGGAGTTGAAGCGGATCTCAAGAAGATAAAACCCGATATCAAGACAGGCTTTGGTATGATCGACGAACGTAAGGTCACATTGTTAACTAGACAACTGGCAGGCACGCTTGGTCAAACTCACTTGCGTATCACAAGACAAGCTCTCGATGAATATAGGTCGATCATTGGCAAGGCATCTCAAATGGTCGAACTCGGAGTGGAGACGAGACAGCAAGCAGCACAGCGAGCGTTAAATGAATTTGCTGATAAAGGTATAACTGGGTTTAAGGATAAAGCAGGTCGTACTTGGTCGCTACACTCATACACTGAAATGGCGACACGTTCTACGACAGGACAGGCGGCTATCGAAGGAGCGATACAGCGGTTGCAGGACAACGACTATGACTTGGTTATTGTAAGTTTTCATGCTGACTCTTGCCCACTTTGCGGGCCGTGGGAAGGACAGATTCTCAGTATCTCGGGGAAAAATGATCAATATCCGTCACTCGATGAAGCTATTGCAGATGGACTTTTTCATCCTAATTGTGGACATTCTCTAGGCGCATATATACCAGGATTAACTGAAAGACCTACACAAGAGCAATTAGGAAAAGGTGACTTTGAGGAAGCACAACAGCAACGCAAGTTAGAGCGTGACATTCGACGATGGAAACAACGAGAAGCTGTAGCGATCACAGATGAGGAAAAGAAGAAAGCAGCAGCAAAGGTCAGAGAAAAGCAAGCAGCATTACGAGAGTTTGTAGACACTACAGGAAGGAATAGACAAAGAGATAGAGAGCGTATATAATAAACTACAAGATGCCAGGTGCATCTTGAATACAAAAGGGAGGCCGACAGGATGCTAGACGCATTGAGGCGTAATTGGAATTTGCAATTGTTTGCTGAGGATGATCCTGGAGATCAGTCCTCGAATGAAGGTGAGCAGAAAGAAACGGAACAAAAAGAGCAGTCGGGGCTGGACCCTGAAGCTCTACGGAAAGAGTTGGAGGCAGTACGTAAAGAGGCGGCTAAATATCGAACCGAGCGCAAGGCTCTTGCTGAAGAAATAGAAGCGTTAAAAAAGAACCTCGGCAAGGCACTCGGTTTCGATGACGACAAGGGCAAATCAGACGTGAACGCAGCTTTGGAGAAGATACAGCAACTGCAGAATGAGATACAAACTGAACGGTTGCAAAACATCTTCAATAAAGCAGCAATTAGCGTAGGAGCTGATATCGAGTTAACATGGGCATTCCTTAAAGGGACGGGTAAGCTTGTTCCTGGGATGACGCAAAAGGAAGTTGAAGATGTACTTAAGGAAACATTAGAAGCTTATCCTAAGCTGAAAGCTGAAGAGACACCTAAAAAGAGCGGTGGAGTTTTTACTCAGCCTAAGGATAAGAGTGGAACAATTGATATGAACACTGCAATCCGAAAGATGGCGAGACGTTAAAAAAGAAAGGAGCGATGTAAATGGCACAAATAGGAACCACGGGACAGTATTTTACTTCTGAAACAGATGCGCTTCCTCTTATCCCGCAGGAAGTAGCTAATGAAGTAATAAATGGTATTACGGAAGCATCGGCTGTACTAAGTTTGTTTAGACGGCTACCTAATATGAGCTCTAGGACGTTGAGGATGCCTGTTCTCAATTCGATGGGAGCAGCTAGCTTTATCGCAGGAACTGTTAATGATGACTTAACCCTTGGGGCCGACGTAGAAGCACCTGATAGTGTGGCTGAGAGCGGAATTCCTGGTCTCAAAAAGACTCACCAAATGGAATGGAAAAATGTTTACATTCACGCTGAACCGCTGGCGATCATATTGCCGATCGGTGAAGACTTGCTGGAGGATAGCCAATACCCGATTTGGGACGAGATCCGACCACGCATTGTCGAAGCTTTCGGAATAGCAATCGACAACGCAGTAATATGGGGACAAGGACGACCTTCTTCCTGGCCAAGTGGCATAGTACCTACAGCGATAAGCCGTGGCTTCACTGTTACTCAAGGTACTGCTACAGCAGCTCAGGGAGGATTGGGCACAGATGCGTCCAACCTCATGGGGTTGCTTGAGGATGTGGGCTACAATCCCACTGGATGGATCATTGATCCTAAAGCCAAGAGAGAGCTTAGAAACTTGGTAGATGCCAATGGTAGGCCTCTGTTTGTTCCTTCGTTAGCACAGGGAGAACCTAACACCTTTTGGGGGCTGCCGATTGAATATGTGCGCAATGGAACATTCAGAAGCGCACGAGCTAAGTTTATCGTTGGCGATATGAACCAGGCTGTATACAGCATAAGAACCGACATGCGCTTCGACATCTTCAGAGAGGGAGTAATTACCGATAGTACTGGGAAAGTAGTTGCTAACTTNATGCAGAACGACATGGTCGCATTGAGGGTTGTAATGCGGCTTGGGTGGGCGGTGCCTAATCCGATTCATGCGATGGGTACCGACCGTGATGCGAAATACCCGTTTGCGGTGCTTACTGCTCCAGCAGTTGGACCGTAATGGATATGCGGGGAGAATTTCTCCCCGCTAATATCTTACGTGTAGGTGGGATGTCTCATGGCATATGCCACGCTTTCAGACTTAGCAAGTTATCTAGGTGTTCAGGAGTTCGAGCTAGACAACAATTCGCAACGACTTTTAGATTGCGCTAGCATGTTAATTGACATGTATACACTTGGTAAAATAAATGTAAATAATTATTTGCATATGGAAGCAGCCAAATTAGCTACATGCGCTCAGGTTGAGTTTTGGCAAGCGACAGGAGACCCCTTGGGCGTGCTGTCGATGTTCGGTAGCTTGTCTTTGGGAAGTTTTTCGGCTTCGCTAGGAAGCACACAAAACTCACTATCTAACATGCCGCTTGCACCACGAGCATACCAAGCATTGTTCATGGAGGGTTTACTTTACGCAGGTGTTGATATAAAATGATACCTAAGATGCTACTTATTCATAAGATAGTTGTAAAAGAATATAAAGGCAATGGGCCTTACGGGCCTTTATTCGACGATCCTTATGAAGCACAATGTTACTTTGAAAAGAAACACGAGCTAGTAAGAGACTCGACTGGACAAGAGATCGTGTCAAGCGCACGTGCTTTCATGTCTTCTGACTATGAACCACCTCCAAAGAGTGTTATCACTTTTGAGGGTGAAGATTATGAAGTTATCACTTCAGCAAGATTCGATAATCCTCTAGCCCACTCCAAACCACATCACACCGAGGTAACGTTAAAATGAGTACAACTATGAAATGGCACGGCGACGAAGTTATAAAAAAGATCCATGAAGCTCAAGTGAAAGCATTGCGTGATTCTGTCGAACATCTTTTAACTGAAGCAAACAAGACTAATCCGTACCGTGAAGGCACGCTGGAGCGATCAGGAAGCACAGACGTTGACGAAATAGAGATGCAAGCATCAGTCTATTACGATACACCGTATGCAATCAGAGTGCATGAAGAACCTGGACTAAATTACACTGACCCAAAGGCTCGTTGGAAGTGGCTGGAGATGACGGTTAAAGAACAAGCTGATAAAGTGACTGAATACATTAAGAAATGTTTGGAGGATGCTCACAGATGAGCATAATCACAGAAGTTATGCAATACTTAGCTAATAAAGGGATCGTACAATATAGCGCAACTGGTGGAGATAATAATGTATTCATGGGCAGATTACCAGCTGAGCCTTCATCGGCAATTGCGATTAATCCGTCAGGCGGTTACAATGCGTCTATAAAACATGACTACGACTCACCGACATTGCAAATATTAGTTAGGGGCACGGTTGATCCTCGAACAGGATATGAGAAAGCATTACAAATATACGATGCATTACACGGTTTTGGCGGCGATAGATTCGTTGCAGGGGGGCATTGGGTGGTAAAATGTGAGGGGATACAAAGTGAACCTGTTTATTTGGGTCAAGATGATAATGGACGACATATGTACACATTGAATTTTGCGTTGGAGATCAAGAGACCTTCAACGCATAGAGAATGACAAAAAAGGAGTGATATAAATGGCTTTGACTAAAGTTTTAGCAAGGGATTGGACGTTTGAAGTTGAAGATCCTACTGCAGGTACTTTTGTGCCAGTTGGTGGTATAGAAACTTTCGAATTTAGCGGTGGTAAAACAGATGCTGATACAACTGACTTCAATAGCGATGGTTGGGCAGAGCATATTCCTACATTACGAAGCAGAACACTAACCGTAAATGGGTTTCGTTTAGAGGACGAAGCAACGGGAGAAAGAGATCCTGGACAGGAGCTTATTGACGAGCTTGCCAACAAGACGGGTGCGGAAGGATTAGGAAACTTCAAGCTTACTTCGCCAGGTGGGACGTTGTACGAGTTTAAAGGTAGTGTTGAACCAGCTGGTTTTGGTGGTGGGCATACTGACGTCACCTCATGGGGCGCAACCATTACCGTATCAGGGAAGGTAGAAGTAACTAAAGGAACGGGATTGTAATGAGTAACAAATATAGAGACTTCGACGCTTTCTTTGCTGAAGCGCATAAAGAGAATATCACGTTCAAGGTGAAAGGGAGGGAATATACCGTCCCTCCTTCACCTTCACTTGGTGCTGTCGTTAGGCTTGACAAGATACGACGCAATAAAGGCATGGATGGAGCATTGTCCGAGCTTGAGCTTGAGCAAATGGGCATCGACGTGCTTGGGAAAGAACAATTCGATCAGATGATTGCAGATGGTGTGACTATTCAGGAGTTCGAGCAAATATTCGAGTGGATATGGAGCTTATATCGAGGCGTAGAAACGAGCGAAGAGGCAAACGACGATCAAAAAAAAACGGACAAGAAGCGGTCGACATCATCGAAAAGTGGGGGTTAATTGAAGCTGACTTTCAGCGAGAGTATGGCATTAACTTGGTCAAAGAATTAGATACTTTGTCGTGGCGCAGGTTTTTAACTTTGTTGGCAGGACTTGGGATGAACAGCACGCTTATAAACGTAATTAGTCAAGCTAAGCAACCTCGAGAACAGATCATCGAAGACCCAGTAGCGGCAGAAAAGGCAGTAAAGAGAGCGTGGGGGGTATAGCAGTGGCGCTCAAGGTTGGGGAGCTGTACAGCACAATATCACTTGATGCTAGTAAATTCAATCAAGGTGTTGCAGCAGCACAAAAACAAATAGAAGGTATGACAACGAAGTTGTCTCAAATGTCGCTAAGTTGGAATAAGGTTGATCAACAACTAGCGAGAATTAGTAATAATATGAGACGAAGTGGCATAGCTATGAGCAAAGCACTTACTGCACCCCTTGTCGCTATTGGCGGAGTTGCTGTAAAAGCAGCACTTGACGTAGATGAAGCATTAGATATTATTGCACGTGGTACGGGAGCACAAGGTGAAGCATTAAAAGGACTAGAACAAGAGTGGCGCAAATTAGCTACATCGGTTACACAAAGCTTTGAAGATTCAGCAAAAGTTATAGCTGATTATAATACAAGACTTGGTTTAACTGGTAAAGCTCTATATGACATTTCAAAACAAGCACTAGATGCTTCACGTATGCTTAATGAAGATGTTAATGCAATTGTAGCAGAAAGCGCAAAAGCCATGCAAAGCTGGGGCGTTGAGGCTGATCAAATGAGCGTCTTCCTAGATAAAATATTTAAAGCTTCGCAAGATACTGGCGTTGGCATGAGCACATTATCTAGTCAACTTTACTACTACGCAGCATCGTTGAAATCTTTGGGGTTTGACCTCAATTCATCTATAGCTTTACTAGCACAATTTGAACGTGAAGGAGTAAACCTTGAGCGTATCATGAGCTCTCTTGCAATGGGCTTAAATCAGATGGCACGTGCTGGCGTAACCGATGCCAGCCAAGCTTTTGCGCAATTAGTAAGAGAGATTCAAACAGCGAAAACCAATGCAGAAGCAACCAGTATTGCAGTTAAAGTGTTTGGACGTTCAGGAGCAGAAATGGCAGTTGCTATACGTGAAGGGCGTTTTTCAGTTGAAGCTTTAGCAGATGCACTTCAAAGAGCAGATGGAATTATACAACAAACATCAGCAAGTACGGATTCGTTCGATGAAAAGATTGTAAGAGTAAAAAATTCAATTAAGTTAGCGTTAGAACCTTTAGGAACTGAAATGTTGAACATCGCAGAAAGCGTAATCCCGACTTTGCAACGTAAATCAGAAGAATTTGCCACGTCAATTGCAAATATGAGCGACTCATCAAAAAAGAAAATAGTTNAATTTGCAGGGGCTCTAGCCGTTGGCGGGCCATTACTGATTGCAATCAGCGCAACGATCAATGCTGTAAGAAACCTGAGCAGTGTGGTAATGGCGGCTTTTGCGCATCCTGGTGCACCGTGGGCATTAGCTGCTGCGGCAATAGCTGCGGTAACATACGAATTATATAAATTCAGCAAGGCACAGGAGCAAATCACAGGCAGGACTTCAGCTGAGGTATTGGATCGATCGAAATACATGAAGCAAGCAGGTGAAATTTTTGCTGAGCGGCATGGTAAATATCCTATAACGGCTCAAGAATATCAAGAACTTGACAAAATCATTGATGAGTTAATGTCAAAAGAGCGGGAAGCGAAAATTGAGATCACTCCAACAGTTACTGCTCCAAAGAAGTCGCCCCCCACTGCTGGTGCGGCTATAGACTTAAGTAAATTGTTAGGACCAGGAGGAGAAAAAGCAACTGACGAAGCAAGGAAAGCGGTAAAAGCTATAACTGATCAAGTTGAATATATGGGCATGTCTTACGAAACCGCTATTGCTTCACTTGAGAAGATGAAGGCATCCTTAACTCCATTGTCGGATGCGTGGAAACTTGCAACCGATACGATAAAAAAGTATAGAGAAGAACTTGCAAATTCAACGCAGGATCAAGCAAGATTAGCTGGAGCTTCTGTGGCAGCTGAAATAAAGCGTATTGAACAAACTAAACAGATGCAGCTTGAAGCTCAAGAAGCAGCCGCAGAAGGCGTCAGACGATTTTGGCAAGACGTTAATTGGGAATATAATCAAGGACTAATCGATGCTCAAAGCTATTTTGACATGTTAAGCGGTGAGCTTGAGCGAGTTACTCAAGGAAGCGAAGAATGGAAGAGGACATTTCAAGAGATTCAACGTGTTGCGCTGGATATCGTTAATACCAATATCGACTCGTTAACAGAACAATTGCGTGCTGGTAAGATAACGACAGAAGAATTTAATGCTTACGTAGCTGAACTAAAAGAACAATTTCAAGATTTACCACTTGTGGTAAACCAACTAGATGACGCTCTAAAGAACACTAAAAGGACAACTGAAGACCTCACACTTCAAACACAACTTTGGGCTAGAGACTTAAGCAAAGGTCTTGCAGATGCAATTGTATACGGCAGGAACTTAAGCGATGTGCTGAATAATATTTTACGTCAAATTGCAAGTTCGATACTTCAGAAACTTATTTTCGGTTGGCTACCGTTCGAAAAGGGAGGAGTCATAAATAAAGGCAAGCTCCAACCTTTCGCAAGCGGCGGCATCGTTGCAAGTCCTACGATCTGCCCTATGGCAAGGGGGGTGGGGCTTATGGGAGAAGCTGGGCCGGAAGCGATTATGCCGTTGAAACGTACTTCGAGCGGTGATCTTGGAGTTAAAGCGGAGGGCGCTGGAGTAACGAATATAACTATGAATATCAATGCAGTAGATGCTAATAGCTTTGT